AAAAAAATAATAAACTGGTGTACTTGCCTATATTTATTTGTCAAAGAACGGAACGGGTAAGGCAATCCGCTTGGCGGCTGTTCTCCGTTCGTGCCCACATTATAACACACCGCCCAAATGCAGCACACCGCCCGGGGGTGTACCCCTTCGCCTTTGTCGGTACCTTCTCGCCCGGCTGAAAATAGGGAAGTTAATACACAAATGTAAGACCTATTTTTTAGTAAAAAACATGTAATTTTTAGTAAAAATAATAAAATGAAAAATTTTTTAGTAATTTTAAAAATAAAACTATACCAAAATGGTAGAATTACATATGAATGGATACTCATAGGTTAAGTTAAGAAACAAAACAGGGGTAGGGCTTCTCAAATACGGGTACTAAAATGTAAAAAAAACGTACTCTCAGTAAGGTTTTTAAAAATGAAAAAACAAGCAGGTATAAAGTGTTAGGAAAGTAATTAAAAGAAGAAAAAATGGACTGGGAAGGGGTAAAAATGAAATTTTGAAGGAATTACTTCACACACTTTGTGGGTTTTCTACGAATATAGTAGAAGTATAAAATTACTATTTTGTACTGTTGAACATCTTTGATGTTCTAAGGGAGTGTGATATATGGATAATAGGGAAGTATTACAGAAGATGTTTAATGACGCTAAGGAAGATTTGATGATTTTCCGGCGAGTGTTTTTACCTGTAGAACATGAAGTAAGAACTCCCTCTTTTCACGAAGAGTGGGGGAAGATACTATTACATGGTAAACACCATTATGCCATAGAGGGTTTCCGTAGTTCCGGTAAGACGGGGGTAGTCCTTAGAGCCTTTCCCTTTTACTGTTTGACCTTTCCTAGGAAAGAATGTAGATATGTAGTATTTATTATGGCTAACCAAAGACTGGCTTCTAAGAGATTGAAGGAAATAGAAGAGGAATGGCTGCATAATGAATTGTTATCTATGAACTTGGTTAGGGTGGTAGAACAGTCTGAAAAAGGGTTTGAAGTCATTGTTAAGAATGATGAAGGGGTAGAACAATGGGTACGATTTGAAGCCTATGGTAAAGGTTCTTCTGTCCGTGGCTTGAACGTACATGACCATAGACCGGATATTATATTAATTGATGACCCCCAAGATACGGAAGATAGTAAGTCTGATACGGTGCAGGCGAGTGACTGGGAATGGTTCTTATCTGATATTAAGTTCTTGGGTAAAGATTCTCGTATCTTTATGATTGGAAATAACCTTGGCGAAAAGTGTTTAATAGAACGGGTAATTGAAAATCAGAAGGACTTAGGGTTCTTGGGAGTGCGTATGCCTATCCTTGATATGGAAGGTAATAGCGTATGGCAGGAAATGTTTCCTAAAGAAGAAATTGAAGCAGAAAGAGAAGCCTTTCGTCGTATAGGTAAACTGGATATATGGGAAAGGGAGAAGATGTGTATTGCTATTTCCCCCGAAACCCAGTTGTTCCGTAAAGAATACTTTAAATACTACAAGCCGGAAGAATTAGATATAAAGAATATGAATATCTTTACTACTGTAGACCTTGCCATTTCTGAAAAGGAAACTGCCGATTATACTGTAGTATGTACTATTGGTGTCAATGAAGAAGGTCACTGGTTTATCTTAGATATTAATTATGCCAGACAAGACCCTAGTAAGACGATGGACGCTATTTTCGACGCTGTTATCAGGTATCGTCCTATCTATGTAGGAATGGAAAAGGTAGCTTATCAAGCTGCCCTGCAGCACTTTATTGAAAAAGAAATGCCGAAAAGAAATGTATGGTTTACCGTTAAAGACCTAGAAGCTAAAGAAAAGAAGGAAATGCGTATACAAGCGATACAACCTCGGTTTAAAGCAGGGACCATATGGTTTCCTATGGGAGCGTCTTTCTTAGGAGAACTGGAAGGGGAATTGTTAGCCTTTCCTAAATCTCTACACGACGATTTGATTGACGCTTTAGCTTATCAAGAACAGATTTCTTTCGTACCTGTAGCTGCTTATAATAAGATTTCTGACTACGATATCCCCGTAGCAGGGGCTATATAACTTGACTTTTTATGAAAAGTGTGTTATTCTAATACTGGGAGTTGCGAAACCTTCACAAAATGGCGGTAACAACCCCAACCAACTGAATATAGTTCAATTTGGTAGAACGCTACGTTTGGGGCGTAGAGGTTGTAGGTTCAAATCCTACTATTCAGACCATGGAGAATGTAAGGTAATTCCTTATGTTCTCCCTTTTTAATACAAGAAAAGGAGGCAAATATGCCAAGCGAAGAGTCAACTATTGTAGAAGAAACCATGTCGATAGGCGTGAATGCTAAACCCGGTTTGTTACCATTTATCTCCGGTGGCTTTGGCTTTCTTTTCAATATTAATAGAATTACTTCTATTATTCCTTATAAGGGCATGGTGGCAAAGAGATTGTATGCCAGTCGTCGTAAAAAGGGTATGACCCTCGACTGTACCAGAGGTAGAAAAATAGCCTCTCTCATCGTGTTTGACACTGGAGAAATTGCTCTCTCTTCACTGTCACCTGTAACCTTAGCTAAATCTCAAATGTAAGGGGGTGAATACTTGAGTTTTACTAGAATGGAGGACCCTACTCCTCAAGATTTGAATGATTCTTTAGTAAGCGTTATCAAGGCAGATATTGCAGACGCACAAAGTTATCATGATTCTGTTATTGACCCGGCGGTAAAACGTCGTTATGAAATTTACTATGCAGATAAAGATTACTACACGAAGAAATTTCCTCAGTTGTCCAAGTATTCGTCGATTGTTTCAACGGACGTTACAGACACTATTGAGTGGGCTTTACCTTCTCTTATTAAAGTGTTTACTGGCGGCGATGAAGTAGTTACAGTACAAGGCGTTTCAGAAGAAGATGACAAGAACGCCGAAATCATGCAGAAGTTACTGGTATACCAGTTGCAAAGACAGAACCGGTTCTTCCCCGTTTTGTACAACTGGATGAAAGACGCTCTGATTACTGGCATGGGTATCGTAAAATGCTACTGGGAACGCAAAGAGGACGTACAAGTCCTAGAGCAGACGATGAATTATCGTGCCTTACAGGATTTGCAGCAGCAAAAAGTGCAAATTCTTTCCGTGAGTGACCCTGATGAGTATGGTTTATTCGTAGTACAATATTCTACACCCTACTATGTAAAGAACTCTCCGGTTATTGAAAACGTCCTTTCTTCCGAATTACTTTATAGTTCCGACGCTAAAACGTTGGAAGACGCTAATTTTGTAGCACATAAAAAGAAAGTTACGTTATCTTACCTTAGAGAACGACAGCAGCAAGGGGTTTATGCTAACGTAGATAAAATAACGGTAAAAAACTCCGCCAACGCCAATATTTTTGGCAATGATGACCAAGTTGAGGACGTAATTGGGGATAAATACCAACGATTCACTCCCGAACAAGAAGAAGCAAGGACGGAAGTGTACCTCTATGAATGTTATACAAAACTGGACTGGAACGGTGATGGTATACTAGAGGACCTTATTGTTACCATTGTAGACGATACAGTGCTACGTGTAGAACAAAACTATATGGGTAGACACCCATTCTTTGATATATCTCCTACTCGTGACCCTCATCGCATTTGGACTAAACGTTCTTATGCTGATTTAATTGGTGAGTTGCAGGACTTAAAGGTAGCTTTAACACGGCAGATTGTACATAACATTGCTCTTACGAATGACCCTAAGATGATTTTATCAGAGGACGCTATCAATATTGATGACTTTATCAAGGGGCGTGCCGTTATTCGTAAAAAGGCTAATCATTCTATGAGTGATGTGGCTATGTCTATGCCCGTCAACCAATTATCTCCGTATTCCTATCAAATGTTGGAATACATTGAAACTCAAAAGGAAAATAGAACCGGTATTACCCGTTACAACCAAGGGCTTGATTCAAGGTCATTAAACAAAACGGCAAGCGGTATCCAAGCTATTTTGGGGCAGTCGACACAGCGTCTTGAACTCATTGCTAGAATGTTTGCAGAAACAGGAATATATGAAATGTTGCGGTTCCTGATTGGTTTAAACCAAAAATTCATAGACCAAGACACGGTTATTCGCCTTACGAATACACAGCTTAGTATTAGTCCTGATGACCTTCAAGGGAATTTCGACTTAGTTGTTAATGCCGGTATTAGCATTGCTACCAAAGAAAGCACTCAGATGATGTTACAGCAGATTCTGACCGCTTTAATGCAGACAAATGCTGCCGGTATGCAGGTCGTAACACCGGAAAATATTTATAACCTCTTTAAGAAATGGATTGAAGCCGCAGGCTTTAAGAATTATGCGGATTATATTACAGACCCGTCCATTATTCAACAAAGAGCCATCTTAGAAACACAAATGAAACAACAGGTTTTGGCAACGTTACCGCCGGAAGTTATGCAAACGTACATGTCAACGGGTGTTATTCCTCCGGAATACTTATTGCAGTTGCCGCCTAGTATTCAAGCATTGTTTGGAGGGATAACAGATAGACAAAACGGATTTGCAGTACAAACAACGGCTCCTAACGGCTATGGACAAAGCGGAACAAGTCAAATTGGTTTATCCTCTGATTCAGGAGTGGTTGGAGGATTATCAAGGGGGGATAATAGAGTACCTCAAAACGTGCCAAGAGAACAAGGTAATGGAGTTCCGCAATCAGTTGGTGGCATCGGAGGCTTTTAACGACTGGTTAATGGCTAAAATCCAAGACGGAAAATTGGCAGAATACGAATTAAACGAGGGTGTAAGTCCTCTTGATTAAAGGAGTGAGTTACTAAGTGGAAATAAACTGGAAAGACCCTAACGCCACATGGAGTTACACTTCTCCATATGCTAAGTTAGGGCAAAATTTGAGTATGCTTCAAGCACCGGCTGACGCAGCACCGCCTAAACAGGTGACTACAGGAGAAGAACAGAAGGCAAACCTTGATTCTAATCCTACAGTAGCCAAAGCCCAGCAGCAGAGCAACGAGGAAGCTCAAAAAGAACTTATGCGTGTAGCCGGTATGAGGGCTATGGGGATTGACCCTAATGACCCTTCGGGTCTTAGAGGAAAAACAGGAACTTTCCCTGACCCCTCTCAACTTAATTATGGGTTAGGACAGGGAGTTCTCCCTCGTAATGCAGAAGCTATTGACGATTATTACGATGGCTTACAGCAGGCTAGAGAAAAAGATGACGCTCATGTGTTGTCTGATGGATTTAATCAACGTATTTATAAGATTTTACATGGTGATAACGCTCCTATTCCTGAATTGGCTAGTTACCTTGCACAGACAGCGGCACAAAAACAGCAGACACGTGACCTTGGTGACGGGTCCAAGCTGATGAACCCTTCTGACGAGGGCATGAACCACGAATGGGATACGGAAAAACTGAAAAAGGCTTATGGATTCACTGATGATGAAGCTAATGCTTTTAAAAATCAACGTTTTAACTGGCGTGCTTACAACGCTTTGGTAAATGACGGCATTATTCGTCCTACAGAAGCGGCTCGCCAGTATCAAGCCTACTTAGATAATCAGTAAAAACATTAAAATTCACCAACCCGTAAGGGAGTGAAAGGAGAAAACATGGAAGAAAACAAATTGAACTTTGATTTACAGTTATTCGCAGAAGGGGACGCTCCGGCAGAACCTACTGCTGATAATACAGTCGGCGTGGAACAACTCTTGGAAGACTCCACGGAAGCCGATACTACGCCTGAACAGGCAAATGATAACTATGATTGGAAAATTGACGAAAACGGTAACGTTACTTTTAGTGACAACATGTTTGCAGACCAGAACATGTACTCTCCTGACGGAGAACAAACAGAAAAGGTTGAAGAACAGGAAGAAACTAAAGGCGAACCTCAGGAACCCAATCCTGACTTACCGCCTAAGCCTGAATTTTACGACGTAGTTATCAACGGGGAACCGCAGAAAGTTACATTGGAACAGTTGCGGCAAGGGTATATGTTGCAGTCTGACTACACACGAAAGACTCAACAGTTAGCGGAAGAACGACGTGCTTTTGAAGCTGCTAAAGGACAATTTGCACAGCAAAACCCTCAAATGCAGCAGCAACAGCAGCCCGTTCAAGAAACCAAACCCAACCCTAAGGAATACTATGAACAACTCTCTAATTATGCCATCGGTCGTGTTAAACAAAATCTAGGAGAAGATTTTGATGAGTATAATCCGATACACCAAGCCGCTCTTGCAGACGAAATTGCGACTGTCAAGGCGGAAATGTATCAGAGAAACCAAGCACAACTCGGTATGCAGAGGGTTCAACAGAAGTATTCGCAAGACCCTAACTATAGGGAAATTGACAATTTAGCCACTCAGTTGTTGCAACAGTTGCCTTATAAGCAAGCTGTACAGATTCAAGAGGCGTTGAGAAATAACAACGCAGATATTATTGATGAATATATGGGTGCCGTCCGTGACCAGTATTACCGTAGTCGTGGCTATATCCCTGAAAGCGAAGCTAAGGCACAACAGCAACAGCAGCAAGCAGTTCAATCTACACCGAAGGTAGTCCCACAGAAAGTGGCTCCTCCGCATGTAGAGTCTACGAGTGCGGCAAATGACCGTCCTCAAAGTGAAGTAAAAATTGATTATTCAAAATTAGGTCGTTTGAGTATGGACCAGCAGGCAATGATTGCGTCCAAACTCTTAAACGTTTAGGAGGAATTTAGTTAAATGGCAACGTTAGACAAAGTAGTTCGTTCCGCAGAGGTAGTTGGCTCTGTACAGGATATTACGGATTTCGTCACCGCTCTTAACCCTGACGAAACTTTTTACTTGAACCGTTTCGGTAAAACAAGTGTTACTAACACAAAACACGAATGGCTGAACGATGGCTTGCGTCCGGCAATGGACAACGCTACGCTTGAAGCCGTTGAATTTGATGTACAGAAGGCTCGTCCTCGTACTCGTGGTTTGAACTACGTTCAACAGTTGATGGCAGGCTACTCCGTTTCGGATACGACTCAGGCTATTAAGAAATACGGTGTTCGTGACGAAATGGCGTACCAGATGGTAAAAGCCGGCAAAGAATTTGCTCGTGACTTGGAATATGCCATCGTAAACCAGAAAGAAGCTAAGGCGGAAGATTCCACTCCAGCTCGTTTCGGTGGTATCGGCTACTTCTTGGAAGCTAGTATGCCGGTAGCGGCTATTGACGCAACGGGTAAATGCACCGTTACAGGTCATGGCTTATTCAACGGTGACCCCGTTATCTTTGCGGCGGCTCATACGGGTGGTGCTTTGGATAGCAACTACAAACCGAACACTCCGTACTATGTACATGTAGTTGATAACAACAACTTCACGGTACACTCTACGCCACAGGAAGCACAGGCAGGGGCTACGGCTACGGTTATTAAACCTTCGGCTGCTGTTACAGCCGGTAAGATGGTTTGCAGTAACCAGAACTTGGTAGACGCTAACGCTGTATCCGGTGCTAATGCAGGTAAGCTTACGTTCGACCTCTTGAACGACGCTATGCAGTTGGCATGGAAACGTGGCGGTAAGATTGACTCCATCGTTTGCTCGCCGAAAAACAAACGTGTCATCTCCGGCTTTACGCAGGGCGTACAGAAAACACGTGAACAGTCCAAGAAAGAATTGGTTGAAGTCATTGACGTAAACTGTTTCGATTGCGTCGCTGCCTAGTGATAGGCAGATAAATTAAGTCTGCTCAAACGGGGAAGCCCCACTGGGTAATGCCAAGGGTAATCCCGTCGGGTATGTGGCGTAAGCCAACAGCTCGCTATCGACTAACATTACTTCTATGTTTGGATTTTTCTAAATAACGAAGGAGTTGTATGGTATTTGGTTAAAGCAAAAAATGTTTCTGTAGATTATGAATACCATAATGCAGACAACCTAGATTTCCACAAGCCATCTGATACAGATTTAGCTTGGCTTGCCGGAATTATTGACGGTGAAGGAAGTATTACCTTTCAGGTATCTAAACGTAAAACAGGCAACTTGGTTATCGTTCCTTTTATTAGTATTACAAACACCGACGAAGGAATTATCCAAAGAATAATGAATATTTTGGATAGTATAGGAGTCGGATTCAAAGCAAGTTGGATAATTGATAAAAATCACCCAAAGTATTTAAAAAGATGTAATATTAGGATTGACCGATACGCCAGAGTGAAAGGCTTTATTCCTATGATTTATCCTTATCTCAGTTCGGTAAAAAAACATAATGCCGAAGTGGTTCTTGATTTTATCAAAAATCGTGAAGAGAACTTGTTTACTAGAGATAAGAAAGGAAGGATTGTACGGAATAAATACCCTAAAGCCTTGGTTGAAGAAATTTCATCTGTCAGGAAACACGTAAAGGCGATGCCTCTCGAAGAGATGTTGAAGGCTCCTAACGTGTGCTAGGTTAAGGGATAGTCAGTTCCCGTAGTAATACGGGTTTTTGACCGAAGGTTACGGCTCGAAACAGACTTCGGTCGTGTTGATGTAACACCTCACCGCATGTATGCCGATGATGTTGTAGACCTGATGGAATACCAGTATTGGAAGTTGGGTTACCTCATTCCGATTCACACGGAAAACCCTCCTCGTACCGGTACTTTCAATCAGAAAGTTATCACGGGTTCTGCTACGGTAGAATGTACGGCTCCGATTGCTTCTGCACGTATCAAAGGTATCAAGAAATAATAAAGAGAAGAGGGGCTTAACGCCCCTCTCTTTTTTTTTACTTAAAGGTGGTGAATAGCTTGAATAAAGCCGATGTTGAAATTAATAAAAAGACGGGTGAGTTTAAAGTTACTCACAGTTGGGACGAAGCACAAGTCATCAAAGAGTGTATGGAAATGCGTAACGATGGTACAACGGGCATGATTCACGGCGGCAAGGCTCGTAGACTGGCTCGCATTCCTAGAATGTACTTCTATACCGACCCTTATTTGAAGAACTACATGGCAGCTAGGGGTAAAGATGAAAATGAAGCTAAAAAATCTTTAGACGCTTTCTTGTGGCGGCACCCTGAGTTTAGGACTTCTAATCCCGGCGGAAAGGCGGCTATGCAGTGATAAGAGTACAAGAAGTAGCTACAGCCATTCTATTTAACTTGGGGGAGATGTATTCTCGTAAACACTCAGACCCAGAGTTGATAGAAAGTATTAATACCATTCTCCGCTACCTCAACGTAGCCTTAGTAAACCGTGACTCTAATTGGATTGTGAAAGAGAAGGAAGTTACTCCTAAGAACGGTAAGGCAATCTTACCTAGCGACTTTATCCGCACTAAGGACTATCTTGTAAAAGATGGAACGGAACAAAAGACATACGATGGTAAGTATCGTATTGTAAGAAATACGTTATACATTGACGAGCCGGGGATTATTGAATACTATTACACTATCGCCCCTGTAGCCACAATGGAAGATGAAATAGATTTACCAAGCATTTTTGCACAATTATTGATTCGTTTCGGTACGGGACTCATTAAGGGTGACTTGGGGAAAAACCAGTTAGACAGTATGCTTTCTCATGAACTCGATAATCTTTCTCAAAGTGATAATTACCCCGTTATCGAGCGACCTATGGAATTTTATGTGTAGGTGGTGCTTATGACTGTAAAAGAATTGTTAGTAAGAGTTAGACAGC